TGTTATCATACCTATCAAAAAGAAAAAACACACCATCATTAAGCCTACATTGGTTGAATATGTCTTTAGAAAATGGATTCACTCACATGGCATTAAATAAAAGAATAGAAAAAAAAACTATAAAAAAACTTAATAAAATTAGATTAAAAAAAATATCATTATCCGATAATGAATATAGGTTACTGGGTACACACATTGGTTTAAATGGTAGTAATTCAATTAACTCTTTGGTTGATGATAACTATTCTTATGTTGCACTAGAAGATTATAAGGATGGAACTAATTTTTCAAAACATAAAATAGCCGGTTTAATATCTTCATTAGAAGAAAAAGGTTTTATATATAATGAAGATATTGGTCAAAATACTTTATATGTATTAAATGTTGATTATTTATTAGAATATATTTTAACTGAGGAAGAATGTAGTATGTCTTTTTGGGATTGGGAATTATTCAGAGTGAAATAAAACATCAGACCTAAACAAGTCTTAAAACTGTTTTTTTTTCATTAGGAGGGTTGTAATAATGTATAAGTACACGGTAACATTGATATGTTACCAAAACAGGAAGTTTTTAGAAATCGTATTCATTGTCACATCAATATGTGGTTTAGAACATTTTAGTGGTGGTGAATTATTGGATATTATCGAAAAATTAAACATTGATATTGTATTTGATACTTCAATTATATGTGACGATTGGGAATCAGATGTAGATTTTAAAATAATACACCAAAATGAATTGGTGTTAAAAGATGAAAACAAAATAAACACCAAATTTAAAATTAAAGCTGATGAATTAAATAGTGATATATTAAAACATAAATTAGAAAGTCTAAAATTAAAGTGTGAAAAATATGATTTTATAAGTGAGATTTTAGAATCAGAAACAAGAAATTTAACTAAGGATGAAAAATTGTTTCATAGTGGTTTTAGTTTTGAATATGACGAATATATGTATTTTAAAGAAAGAAGAATGAAGGAATTTATAATTGACAGGAAGGGTAGAATACATAGGGTTGCTGAAAACCTTTATTTTTCCCGTTGGGGTTGGGATGGTACATCATTTCATGATAAAATCACCAAACCATTTTTCCAAAATGTTAAATACCCTAAATCACATGCAGTTAATAAAGGATGGATTATAATTGGTAGCCATGTTGGATTTAAAATTATTGTAATGCCAACAATAAGACAAATAGAAACATTAAAAAAATTGGGTTGGCATAGTATATGGTTTAATGGTGAATATTTAAATATTAATAATTAGGAGGATAGTATGTGTGTTCAAAAAGAAAATGTAATGAACCAAACAACAGGGTTTGGTTTTTTTAGTGCTGGTGATATTGAACACATTAACACTAAATTCATGCTTAATCAATTAAGAGGTGTAATTCAATGCCTTAGATTATTAACAGATATAGGAAAATAGGAACACACTATTCTCTCAAAACTAAACAATACCCATCTCAATCAAATTAAAAATAAAATTTTCATAATTACTGACAGTTCCAGCAAAAGTATCAAAGTTTAACGAATCTATATACCCATTTAATATAGCTGGTTGTAGAATATCTAATTTCACCACAATATCTTTTAATAAAATTGTATCAACATAACCATATTTAATATATTTTTTGTAATCATTTAAGTATAACTTTTCAAGGTTACCTTCATCGTGGTAATTAACTTTCCCATATTCATCACCTAAAATTGTTTTTGCAACATAATCTAAAGAATATTTTGGAAGTGGTGGGTAATACACTTTTAATAAATCCATACTATCTATCTGTGAAACCCCCAAAATATCAACAGCATCATATTCACCAAATTTATCCCTGCCTGTATAAGTTCTTACCTTACCAAAAGGTGAAAAGTTCTTACCACCGAGACCAATTTTTTCAGCACGATAATAGAGATATGGGTCATCAAATTTAGAACCATTATGTGCTATTATGATATCATTATTTTCTTTTAAATATTCAAAGAAATGTGATATTAAATCTTTTTCGTTTTCAAAATGTTTATAATAATCATATGTCTGAGTATAATCTTCTTTGTAACCAAAAGCAAAACTATGTTTTTTATTAAAATCATAACCTGTTATTAGTGTTACAGCGTGTTTGGCTTCTTTAACATTCACTCTTTTACCATCGAACCTGGTTTCTATGTCATAATAAAGTGGCCGTGGAATGTTTAAATCCATTAAATCTACATCCAAACTAAAGTTTTTACTGATATATTGACACTCTATAGTATCAACACCATACAAATCTATTTCACCATCTTTTTTCAATGTTCGTAATAAATTTTTATATTCTTTAATGTCGTTTGATTTATATTCAGCAACATTAACACCTTCTATTGTAACACAAGTGTTTTCACTTTCATTTGCAGATTCTATATATAACCTTAAAGGCATTTGTTTTATTATTTTTGAAACATATTCTAATGTCATAAAATCATAATATTTTAAATATAATTTATTTCTATATTCCTTGATATAAGTATATTGTTGTTTTATTTCCATGTTATTACCCATTCTTGAAAAGAATAATTATAGTTTTTTTTTGATATTTAAGGAATCTTTTTTTGTTAAGATTTCATTTCATTAAGTTGATTCTTAATGTCTTTAACGTCATTTTCTGATAGTTTAACTCCACCCAGACGTTCATCCACATCATTTAATATTTCGCTCAATTCATCTAAATGTTCACTCATTTTTACCTCCATATATTAACTTTTTATTTAGTGATAATATTCACCAATTTTTTAGGAATAAGAACTATCTTTTCGATATTTTTATCACCAATATATTTTATTACAGCCGAATTATTCATAGCAAGTCTTTCAATTGCACCCTTGTCTTCATCTTTATATATAACTTCTTTCCCTATTAATTTCCCATCCACTTGAAAAATGACAACTGTATATTCACCCTCTTCTTTCCATCCACATTTAGTTGATTCAATATATGAAAAAGGGTTGAGAAAAAAACAATCAATACATTCTGCTATATCATTAATAAGTATTTCACGTATTTCATCAATCATTTTTTACCACCATGTTGATTTAATAAAAGTTCAATTTCTTTATCTTCTTCATCAGTTGTATCAAGACCTTTATCTTCTGTCAATAAATTGTTTACTTCGATTAATTTATTTAATAACACCATGTTACTTGTATTGTAGCCATCTAAAGTAATCCTTAAAGAATCATGTATCTCTTTAATTAACTTAATTAACCCTAAATCAACATCTTCATTATTATTATTATCTGCACGTTGCATCAATTTCTTTAAAAATTGTTTTAAATCCTTTATTGATTCTTTATATTCTTTACGGATAAAAACAACTTCATTGTTAAACGCTTTTACATTCCCCTCTATTTTAATAACATCCTTATCCATAGTAATCACCAATATTAAATTTAATAACAAATTCAAATATATGTTTAAAATCACCTTCTTTATCAAATTGATAATTAACACCAACTTCATCATCATATTCATGTAAAAGATTCACCCCATTTGGTGGTAAATTTGTTAAATAATTTTCTGTGTTATGATATAAATAAAGTAACATAACACTTTCATAATAATTCTCTAAACTAGATAAAATCTCTTCACTAATATTTTTCCAATTAATTATCTTTCTTATGTATAAATAATAAGAATCAGTGTTATAATTTAATAACATATTGTTTAATGCAGTACTATCATTTTCGTCAACAAATTTTAAATATCTTGTTACAAAAGGTGTAACATTCTTATCAACATGTATTTTATCATAATCATTAGAATCACCTGTATCATAGCAAAGCGTTAATAAGCCATCCGCATCTGAAAGTATATTATTTAACAATAAAACATTTGGGTCAGAGCTTCTAATATCTTCATATGTTGTTGTTGCCGTTGCTGTATTTATTTTATCTTTAGATAAAAGTAAATATAAAAATTTACCATTTTTAATAAATCTCACAATCATTTTTATTATACCAGCATTAACAGCATTAAAAATCGTATTTTGTTTACTCATGTTTACCTCTCATTTAAATAACGATAAACACCACTATCTTTATCATAGTAACCTAAAATAACATATTCCCCATAATACCCCGTTAGCTCTGTTTTAGTTGCACCACCAGCATCTTCCACTAATTTTAGTTCACCACTTAAATGTGATTCTAAAAGATAAAATGATTTAACAGCTCCTTCATTTGCGTAACTTTTTAATATAAATGCATTATTTAAAATTATATTACTTGATGTAAACAATGGTTTTATTATAATGCTATCAGTACCACTTTCTTTAACCAACATACCATCAAACATATTATTTTCATTTGCGAATTCAGTGTTTTTAGGTAAATTAATTAAAAATTGTTTTCTTTCTGTTATGTTTCCTAAAGCCATATTAACATTTAATGGCATTACACATAAATAATCATCATTTTTTCGCATAACAATATAATCATTTGTTATATACGCAACATCAGATAAATTAAAAACTTCATCATTTAAAATGTCATCATTATTGTCTTTTTGGATTGGTATATTCCATTGTGATAATAATACACCAGTATTTAAATCAAGTGATTGCATAAATGTATTATCACCGTTTTTATTTGGTGATGCCCTAAACAACACAAAAACCTGTCTGATAATATCTATTTGGTGTGATATATAATCCGTATCAGTCAAACTAATTGCTTGTATTACACTCACATCTGTATTATTTACGGTAACACTACTTCCAGTTCCACTTAATGTAAAATAACCAACATTTAGATTATCCACACCTGAAGTACCTGTAATATACCACATGTTTGAACCTGATGTTGTTATGTACATTTGCCTAAAATTGGTGGCTGAATTAATTGTCAATGAACCAGTATTTAATGAAAGAGGGTACGGAATTGCGTCCGAAGCTACATATGCAATACTAACAGTTGTATCATACGGATTTACACCATAGATAGATGTTATAATAGCATAATCATTATCCATATCATATGTTACATCATAGCTTTGTATAGTCTCTGTTGTTGAGTTACCAAGGGTTGACATAACCGTTGTAATACTTGGTGTAATAAAGTTAAATAAAAACTTAGCAGTCCAATGATATTTAGTTCCTGGTGCACCAGTTATATAATTAGTAGCAGTAACATAAAAACCCAGTGATTGACTTCCAGAATCATAATAACAATAAATGTGAGAGTTTTGTGAGGTTTTTTCCTGTAATATTTGGTTTGTTGTTATTACCTCACTATGTTCTCCATTATAAAAATCTAGTGTATCACCATTTAATCCATCATATTTAACAAAAAGATGTGTTTCGTTATTGTATTCATATAGAACTAAATAAAAAATAATACTATAATCACCCCCAATCATATAATATTTTTTTACTTCATGAATATAAGTATAATCCACCCCTAAATTAAATGTCATATATCCATCGTTTAATGTGGATGGTATGCTTATACCTTCAGGTGTATTGATATACACTAAATGTTCACTTTGAAATTCAGGTGCATCTAATACAGAAACTTGGTGTTTTTTAAACATATCTGTTTCCGTGTTGAAATTATTCTCAACTAATTTGTTGTATTTTTCGTAAAACTCTTTAATTTTATTGGTACTTGGAATGACCAGTAAATCCGATTTTGGATATAAACTCATATTTTTTAAACTCCTATAAAAAATCCATTGTGAAATATTCATATATAAATTCGACATCTACTGTTTTATACACAACGTCTTGTATAAGTGATGTTCTATTAATACGACTATAACTCGCAAATATAGTATTGTGATAAGTTATTTTAATAAGAGGTTTTTTAGAAACATTATCCATTTTAAAAACAACTAAATTAAAACGATTAGCGTCTTCACTAATTCTATGTTTTAATGAAGACATATCTATTAGATTTTCAGCAAAATATTTATATAAAAATTTCATAATATTCCACTTATTATCTAAAATAAACGGAATAGTAATATTTTCAAAATTCAATATTGTATCAACAATTATGTGTTCATAACCGTTTCTATGGTTCTTTTTTTTAGTGAAATTCAGACCCATCCCAACTAAATCAACACTTAAGGCATAATGTTCTAAATTTTCACCACCTTTAAAATCAAATACGATTAAATAATTATTGTCAATGTCAAAATTCTTTGGTAGTTCACCTGTAAATTCAATCATTTACGCAATCCATATTCTAATGCCATAAATTATCGTTTGGTTTAATGGTGTATCGTTAAAATAAATTGCCTGTGTTGCGTCTTCTGTTATTTTAAAACTCCCCGTTTCAAAATCAATTGATAAACCCTCATTTGCAAAAACAGTAATATCGTTTTCTGTATTATAATCTTCTAAATTATGTTTTTTTTGAAATGTTTTAAATAATTCATTAAATTCTCTAATATATTCACCCACAAATAACCCCTAAATATATAATCTATTTATAGAAAATCGTTAATACCATTGCTTTTTTTATTTTTCTTGAATTCATTAAAGAAATAACCACCATCTTTATATAGTTTCTGAATTCTATCTTTAAAAAAGCCTGGCATATTTTTATTGAAATCATCTAATTCATTATCATCTTCTACGTTATACATACTCAACGCATTTACTAATAATTTAGCTATATTATCACCTTCTACATAATCTTCATAAACTTTATTCCAAATTATGTTATAAAATTTATTCTTTAGTGCTGTGTCATTTTTTAAATCTTTAAAGCTGTGAAAATCCATTAAAAGTACTCCCTAAAATTGTTTGTTTTTTTCAATTGCCATCCGGCCGCCCCTAATAAAATATTTAAACTAGATAGATAAAAAGCATCAAATTGTAAATCATAATCTATATCAGTTACAAAATATTTCATCATTTCTAAATTTCTAAAAGTGATTGTATCACCTTTACCCGTAAATTGTTTATTTGCCTTTAAATACACGAAATAAGCATAATCACCATTTTCAATAAAAGATGTTGGGATATTGTGTTTTCTAATTAAATAATTACAATAAGCTGCGCCCCTAAGTATTGGAGTTGCTTTTGGTTGTATTACATAATCAGCTTTTTTTATTATCTTATTATCTTTAAATAATTTTCTATAAGTATTTATCTTATAAGCATTTTTTAATGCATTATGTGTACTATATTCTTTTATATATTTGTGATATTTATTTACCTTTGTGTTTTGTGCAATTTGTGTTATATCCATAGTTTTAAATTCTTTTCTTATTTTTTCAACAAATCCCCTTAATTCATCAATTTTATTTCTAAATATTATATCAACACTATGTTCTAACCACTTTGTTATAACAACCGGGTACGAAACATTTTTTGTAGATAACCCCGTTGTTTTTAATTTGTATGGTGTAAAAAACTTACCTTCGTCATACAAAGTTTTCATTACGTATTTTTTCTTTTCAACGTGCAAAGCCGCTTCATTAATCTTTTCAATTTTCATTTTCATTTTATATTCAAATTTATTAATATAGTCACTACTATTTTTAAATGTTGTATCAATTATTGGTTGTGCAACCTTTTCATTAAATACTAAAATATCATTAATTAGTTCCTTGTTGGTTGCATAGACTTTGTTTTTATATAGTGCCTGTATAAGTGGGTCAATATTTACGTAAACCGAATCTGTGTCTATATATATAGATGGTTCATAATCTTTGTAATCTGGAAACATAATTTTAAAATTATCTGTTACGGATTTAGCAATAGATTTAATATAATATTGGCTTAAAGATGTTATTGCATTTGCAACATCCAAATCATAATATTTGTAATAAGCATTCGCAAAAGCACCATAACCCTTGTTTAAATTCCGTTTAAATGCTAAATCTTTCGTTCTGTAAACCCTTTCTTGTTCACCCCAATATTTAATGTTCTTTTCGTCATTGTTTTCTTTAGCTTTATTTAATCCATCAATAGCATTACTTCTATGTGCTTTTGCAACTAAACGTTTATCATATAAATAATTCATAGCCACACACATAACACTTTTCTTGTTTAGTTTAAAAAACATAAGATTTGGTGTTACTGATAAATTATACTTTTCTAAAAAACCACCAAAATCTATTGTTCTTGTTACCATCAAATCTATTGTTGCGGCTAAAATATCTCTATAAAGTGGGTCACTCGATTTTCTATATAAAATGTTAAAATATGATTTTGGAAATTCAAAACTTAATAAATCATCTTTTCTATATTCATCTGTTTTAATTAATAAGTATTCCCCACCTCTTTTAACTGCAATTCTTTTACCTTCTTCAATTTTTTCTTTTTTTAATTTACCAGTTCCATCAAAAAAATGATGATAAAAAGTAGAACCCTTTCTGCTATACATAGACTTTGTCATTTTCTTTATAGGAACGTGTCTACCTTTGCCAGTTTCAAACACATTGAATATCTCAACCTGTTTAAATAAATGTTCCCTAAAGTCAATTGGTAAATCAGCCAACATTATTTTATTTTCCTTTCCAATATTAGCTGTCATAATAGCGGATGGATATTCCGAGTTAACATCAAAAGACATTGTAAAACCATACAATCCACGTTTAGTTAAATAATTATAACCACCCAAATAAGGGTACTTTTCTGAATGTGCAACAAAACGCCCACTAACCAATTTTCTATTCATATTTTGCACCACAAATTATTTGGGTTTTTCTCTTATTAAACAATAATAAATCATCACATTTGAGACACTTTTTATCAGCCACAAGGCAATTTTTTTTATCACAAACATTTTGTGTTATCTTATTATTAATTATTGTAAATAAACTAATTAAATTAACATTTGCATCTTCTATATATTTATTATCATCACTTTCTTTATATGGTTTCCCAAACATTATTTTATATTCCATCATATCCCCTAATCTAAATCCATTGGCATTATATAATAATTAGTTTTAATACTACTATTTAATTTAGGATACACTCTAATTACTTCATCATTCTGAATAAAATCAAATACCACTTCATTACTTTTCAATTTTTTTAATATTAACTCTAAAAAATGACCAGACAATCCTATTTGATTTATTTTATATTTGGATAATCCTATTTTAATTTTAGACTTTAATTTACTGTTATCAAAATCGTTTGTTCTTAAATACATGTTTTTACCATCAAGTGAATCTAATATAATTAAAAATGTATCTTTATTACTTAAAGCATTGATATCTGTAACATTTTTCAACAAACGTTTTCTATTAAAAAACAAAAGATTACCATTCTCTCTTGTTATAGATTCCCAGTTAATAAAATCATTCCCTTGTGTTAATTCCCAGATTTCAAAATACTTGTTTTTAACACAAAACATATTATTACTTTTATCATAACTAATTTGTACTTTTAAATTATTATTTCGGTATGGTGTTAATACTTTTATTAGATTTATTACAAATGTATTGTGTAATAAGAATTGGTATTCAACATCAGTTTGTTTAAAAATATTGACATTATTATGTGCTAATATAAAACTATTAGTTCCTATTATACCCTTATTACCAATACACACATTTTGTAATCTTTTTTTTGTAACATCTTTAGATGTCATTTCAGCAACATTTTCTAACTTTTCCAATAAACTGTTTAATGATATTTCACCCTTTAATTCATATTTGCTTATGTTTTGCGGATAAACAAAGCCATTATCATGTAAATTCTCCACAACAAAGTTATATTTTTTATTAGAAATTTCGATTGAATCAAACAATTTCACCTCTGTTTGATAATCACTTAGATGGTTTTTAATTTTTAGTAAAACCTGTGGATTAAAGAATATGTTTTTAGTTGTTTCCTTGTTGATAGTAACGTTTTTTGGTAGATTGTATATAATACCACCACCTTCACTAATTCTTGCTACCAGCGCCTTTTTTTTAACATCCAAACAGACTGGATTGAAATTAAAATCCATAGTATTTAAAAAATTGGTTACACTGGTTATTATCGTATTAAACTTTTGCACTATTAAAACTCCATTAAATATATTGTTTGTATTATAATGTAGTTGTAATATTTAATAAATATTTTTATGCAATGTTTTTTAAGGGGGTTGTTATGGCAACATGTAAGTGTGGTAGTAGTAGAACTGTAATGGGTGATGATGGTGTTTTGTATTGTGTTAGTTGTGGAAAAAAATTAAGTGGTGGTAGAAAATGATAAAATTAATAACAAAAATAATTGATTTAATAACCTTAATATTTACTTTTTGGAAAGATAGAAAAAATAAAGACGATGTTAAAACAACTGGCATCAATTCACTGAATGATTTAAATCTTACAACAGACGATTTTACAAATTTATGGTTACTAGCTAATGATAATAAAAATAAATTGATAAGATTAAGATTGAATAAAAAACAAAAAAAAGCAAATAAAGGTAAAATTGTGAACTGGGAAAAACAAGATGGGAAATCAACAATAATTTTATTACAGATTTTTATGGCTATGATAAAAGAAGTTAATAACGGAAAAAAATTTGGTTTAATATTAGATAGTGTTAGTAGATTTCAAAAAGTTGCTACTTTTTTAAAAGAAATCCAAAGCGCAAATAACAACCTAAGGAATAATTTTAGTCTTTTAAAAATAGAAACAAACAAAACAATTACTTGTGATATAAATAACACTAAATTATACATAACATCTA